AAGGAAGGAATGATTAAACAGTCAATGGATGATGTACGTACTGCGAAGGTATATTTGTTACCGAAGAATCCTTACTTGCGATTTATCGAGTTTCCAGATGGCACACATGGCAAGTTCCGTGCCAAGCCAGGTAGTTTTACCTTGGGAAGTATTGTTAAGGTAAAGCGTGAGGAAGGTGATATGTGGGGATTAACAGGAAATTATGACAGAAAGGATAGATTAGTATGAGTGATTTTGCACCAGATAGATGGGAATTTTGGAGGGAGTTACCTGATCCAGATGACGAGCAATATGAGGTTGATTATGATGTACGAGGAGACATGCCGAGCGAAGAGGAGGAAGAGAGTGAGGATGAACTTCAACGTATTGAGTTAGAGCGTATCAAGAGAAGGTAATGACTTTTGTGGATGATATAGAGATGAAGGACTATGCATTTACCTTGCTTGGTCTAATGTCTGAAGCAGATCGCATTCTGGTAGAGTTGTATTATTTCCAGGGCTTGAAGTACAATGAGATTGCTAAGAAGTTTGAGGTTTGTGGTGCGCGTGTGTCACAAGCTTTAAAGGATATACTCAAGGAGTTGAGGCGTGTGGTGAGTCGCTTGGATATAAGGAAGGAAGTTAAATGGCGGTCTGTGGTTACCAAGAAGTCCATACTGTACAACCACGATACATACGCTCGTAATAAGTTTATAAAGAAGCGCAAGGAAGAGAAGGATGCTTGTAATGCGTTTGATGGGAATACACATGCCTTTGAGCAGTATTGCTTGGAACATTATAGAAATGAGTGGAAGTACAGAATGGAGAATGGGCTATACGTACACCCACGTTTTCGCAGGCTTTATTACAAGAACCTCAAGTTATTTAAGGATGCATAATGGAAATTGAGCAAATAACTTGGGATGAAATGCAAGAAGCTTGGTATCGTTTTTGGGGGAAGAATAAACTAGCGATTTCGGAAGATGGCGAGGTGTACAGAACGAATGTACCCAGAGTAATGCCGTGTCGCAAAACACTTGATTTAAGAAGAAATGCAAGCAAGAGAACAATGTTACCACGAGTTTAAGAATATGATTCATCGCTGGTCAGAGGAATCTGACATGGTGGATGAACAGATCATTCAATGTATGGTGGATGCAGCGAAGGAGTACTATGATGAAGATGTCATAGAGTTTGAATGCGACATCGTACTTGATGATGAAGACGAGGAGGAAGAAGAATGAATATATACAAGCCGACAGGCGAGAAGGTGGAGAATTGGCCTCAATGGGTGAAGCGAGTAACCGATCAGAATGCGGAGTTACTTGCTACTATTGCAGAGCATGAGAAGAAGAACGCGGAACTTACCACTGAGGTGGAAGAGTTAAAGAGAAGATGTTGCGATGTTTGGAGGGAACTCATGGAGGAGAAGGCAAAGCAATGAAGTGGGTTGATGGTGACGATGATTGGCATGTTGAACAACAGAAGTTATGGGCAAGGAAAAGCCCGGTTGGATGGTTAAGGTGTTGGAAGTGTGGCAAGCAATGGAAAATATTTGAAGAAGAAACCTGCAAGTGTAATGAACAGTGAAAGTACCACCAGGATACAATCCGATCTTTTGGAAAAAATACGGACGAGCGATATCCGAATCAGTTGTAAAATTACCGAGGTGCGACTTGCGAAAGCTAGGGCCACCACCCTTGCAATTAAGCCCAGAGGTGTTGGAACGGATACGGAATGCTGGACAATTGGTGAAAAGGAAATCCCGTGCAACTCGCTCGAAGAAGCGTTGATCGTAGGAATAGAGATACTTAATCGTGGGTAAAGTCCGAATAACTCAACTTGATGGTGCATTACCAAATATTGCACTAATGAAACTTTCACATTGGCATAAAGCTCAAGGTGATGAAGTTCATTTCAGCAAGCATTGGGAACGAGAATTATTTGAAGACGAGTATGACATCGTTTATGGATCGGCAATCTTCCAATGGACGAAGAAGAAACTTGAAAGGTTCATGCAAGAATTTCCTAACGCTATTGTTGGAGGCACGGGTACAAAGTCCAAGATGACAATAGAGGACATTACAGGTGGCCCGTATGAATTTTTCGATTATTCGCTATACCCAAAGTTTAAACAGAGTATAGGTTTTAGCCAACGAGGGTGTAGGTTGGCTTGTAAGTTTTGCGTAGTGCCTGGTAAGGAAGGTAAGAACAGAGACAATGGAGCAATCCATCAGATATGGAGAGGTGAACCACATCCTAAAGAAATAATTCTTATGGATAACGATTTCTTCGGGCAACCTGGTTGGAAAGAAAAGGCTGATGAAATACTAGATGGTGGGTTTAAGGTTAATTTCAACCAAGGTATGAATGCCCGCTTAATCCATGAAGAAGGTGCAAAGGCTTTAAAAGAAATGCAGTTCTTTGAATCCAAGTTTAAGTACAGACGATTGCACACTGCTTGGGATAATCCGAAAGATGAAAAGCGATTTTTTAAGGGATTAAATATTTTAATGGATGCTGGAATAAAACCAAGAGAGGTAATGGTTTATATGCTGATCGGCTATTGGCCGGGGGAAACGATGGAGGATATCCTTTGGAGATTTAATAAATTAAATGACTCAGGCTGTTTGCCTTATCCAATGGTTTACGATCACAGCCGACCTGAATTAAAGAAGTTCCAACGGTGGGTAAATCGAAGATATTACCAGTTTGTACCTTGGGAAAAATATGACTCATCCATTCGCTCAAGACCACCTAAGAATCAAATGACAATGGAGTTGGTGTAATGGGTAAGATAACCTACGCAGATGAGATAGACGCGCGCTTTGGCGTACCTTGGACAGATGACTTCAAGTATGTAAAGGGCGAGTTGGAGTGTGCATTATCAGATGAGGAGATAGATAGGTTGACTATACAAGATCCTGTACGCGCAGAAACACTTACTCGCTTACTTCTTGACCAACCAAACAGTGAGAAGGAAGATCCAATCGAATGGGGTTGGACTCTTCCTGGGTGGCGTAGAGTGATGGAGAATTGGAAGGATACTAAGATACATGTTTGCTTGGGTGGTAACAGATCATCCAAGACTACCTTCGCATCTCGCTTGCTTGTCCACTTGGCACAGAACATACCCGAAGCAGAGATACGTTCTTTGCATGTCAGTGAGGAAAGAAGTATATCAGATTCCCAGCGTTATATATGGGACTCGCTTCCAGCTAGGTACAAGAGAAGCAAGAAGAAGAGTGAGAATCATTCACTGCAATACACACAGAAGAATGGATTTAATGCAGGTAAAGCAATCTTGCCACCCACCCATCCAGATGCCGAGCGTGGGAGTACGATATACTTTAATAACTACAGGCAGTACATGGCAGACCCACAAATCTTTGAGGGATGGGCAGCCCATACTATACACGCAGATGAAGAAATTCCTGAAAATATTTTTAACACGCTATTGGCGAGACTTACAGATAATCATGGTCGCTTGATTTTGACCTTTACGACCCTGCAAGGTTACACGCCATTAGTGAATAGTTTATTGAAAGGAGCTACGACAGTCAGGTCGAAGTACTCTGCGTTAATGGATAAGGAACTACCTACTGAACAAGTGTCTGCTAATTGGCCTGACTGTCGGATCTATTACTTTTGGAGTCAGGATTCACCCTTTGTAGATTCCAATGAACTTGTACGTACTTATAGTAAGCAACCACAGGAGGTAAAGCTTGCACGATTATTTGGTATACCAAGCAAGAGCTTTGAAGGAAAATTCGCAAAGTTCCAGCGTGAGACAAATGTAATAGAACATAGTAAGATTCCTTTTGTCCTCGATCCAACTGTATCGGTAACCCGTTACTTTATATGCGATCCAGGTGGTAGTAAACCTTGGGTTGGATTATGGGCAGGTGTGACAAAAGATGGGAAGATATATGTCTATCGTGAGTTCCCTGACAGTACGATGGGAGCATGGGCAATCCCACACATTAATGGTGCTGGTAAGGCAGTGGGTAAACCTGGCCCTGGACAACGTCCACTAGGTTGGGGATACTCACAATACAAGGATTACTTCGAGGCACAGGAAGAAGGAGAGGAGATATTTGAACGGATAGTTGACCCACGAATGGGTGCAGCCACAGTGCGTACCAAGGAAGGGGAGAGTAATATTATTAATACAATGAGTAACATGGGATTTGTATTCCGTGCTGCACCGGGCGTGTCCATAGACTCTGGTATTGCCAAGATTAATGATGCACTTAGCTGGGATGATACAGAGTCCATGACAGAAACAAATTGTCCCAAGCTTTACTTCTCTGACCATTGTGAAAATACAATATCGTCCATGCTTGAATATGCTGGAGAATCCAAGAATGACTACTTTTCTGACCAAATTGACTGCTTGCGTTACCTATTTGTAAGTGGTGCGGAACATATCACCCATCGTGACATTCAAGTCACAGGTGGTGGTGGGTATTAGATTGACTACATAAGGCTACTTTTGTAGCTTTATGCTACACATGCTCTCTGCCAGCGATCCAGAATTACTTTATGTCTCCAAAGAACCTGACATTGCCTACCTAAGTGAAGCGTACAAGCGCACACAAAGTGATTTGGGCGAGTGGCTAGACCGCAGGCAAAGGGACTACGATACCCGTCATTGCTTATGGTCAGGCAAG